ATCAGCATCAACAGAAGCAATCCTTAATGGATACCTATAGGCATTATTTCTATAGTATGGATAGAATCCATAAGTATCTCTATGATATGCTGTTGTAGAGTTCCAACCTGCTGTGCTTGAGTTGTAAGTTACTCCTCTATAGACATAGCTTTCTATGTTGCTAAAACTACTTCCTATTGATCCACTGTAACCCCAACTGGCATTTACAATGGTTGGACGTTTGTATCCTGTCTTTGGATCAATCGGTTTGTTTTGATGCCAACCTTTGATTACATCAAAGCAAGAATTTACACTAATACCAGTTCCTGAATCTCCAGAACCATTAAGACCATTAACTTTAACACTATACACTCTGGCGTTACTAGCCCAACCAAAATTTAATCCTGTTGCTGTTCCACCGCAATGTGTTCCATGTCCGTCAAAATCTCTATAGTGATTAGCATCTTGTGATCCTGTAACTCCTGAGGCGGCAAACCAGTCTATGAGTTGCACTCTTGATACTCCGTTAGCATCTCTAAATTCTGGATGATCTACTTGTAGTCCGCTATCTTGTATTACAACGTCTACACCAGTTCCATCCATTGAATAAGGCCTATCAAATGGATTTGAACTTAAAGAAGTTGATGTTCCATATTTGTTTTCTACAAAGCTATGTCTTATTTTACCCCAGTCTCTATAATCTCCTGAGTCTGCAGATGATTTGTTAAAATTTGCAGTCTGTATAGCATCATATCCTATTTCTATATCATCTCTATCTTCTGGACGTAGCTGTACATCAGTAACTCTACTATCACTGCGTAAAGCGACTGCTTCAGCATCTGTAAGAGCATAGTGCGTATTTCTTGTTGATAAAGTTCTGGAGTCAGCAATGTCTACAGTTCTATTTGGAATATCTCCTGCTCCAGTAGAAGCAATCATTTCTTGATTAAATTGTGCGTAGTCAACACCTTTGTTTAAGGTAACAACATATTCTTTTTCACTCATTATATAAATCCTAATGCGTAAGCAATGCCCATTTCAATTCCTAGCAATAATGAAAAACCTATTAGGGTGAACGTCACTGCCATAGGCAAAAACATTACGTCCTTCCAAGTTCTTTTTCTTGTGCAACAATCACTCATTATAATTCCTAATGTAAGTCTACCCAAGAACCGTTGGCATAACCTTGGAACTTGTTAGTAGTTGTATTATAAATTGTATCACCGTTTGCGGCTGTTAATGCATCTCTTTGTGTGCTTGTGAAACTTGCAAGTCTTAAAGGACTGCTTGTAATTTTCACTTGATCTTGTGCTATAAGTTCGATAGAACTGTTACTATCAATCTGTGGTGTGCCTACACCTGAACTTTCAAAACTATCTGCTGTAAATTTTTGAGCAGTTAAGTTACCGTCAACAGTTAGATCACTACTCATTCTAACACTTGGTGTCATAACAATTTGTGAACTATCATCTGTGTCAATTATACTTGAACTTAAGGTAAAGTTGCCGATTGATGTTCCGCCGGTACCATTTATCCATTTTGCAGTAGAACTATCGTATTTTAATACCTGCCCGTTAGCAACACTGGTAATGTTTATGTCTGAAAGACTATTAATGCTTTCAGCTGTAATACCTGATATGAATCCAGCACCATTTGTTAGTTCATTTGTATTTGTTGGTATTGTTGGTTTGTTTGTAATAGTTGAAGTGGTGTAATCTATTGATACTCCAGTGATTCCTGAAAAAGGAATGTTTGTTAAGTTACTACCATTTCCATAATAATTATCTGCGTATACATTCAACCACTTGATAGTATTTGTACCTAAACTGTTTGTACTACCAGTGGCAGGTGAAATGTTTCCAAAAGTTACACTATTTGTTGTTTCTGATCCCGATGTGGTTATCTGATCTAATGTGATATTTGTTAAGTTTGCTCCACTACCGTAAAAGTTTGTTGCTTGTACATCACCTGAGACGTCAAGTGTTTTAGAAGGATTTGCGTTGAACAATCCTACTCTTTGTGTGCCTGCGTCAACCTTAATTGCTAATGTACTATTACCAGATGCAGGTTTGGTTCTAATTTCAAAATCTTGTTGAGAAACTAGGTTTTCAATTACAGTAGATCCATCAATCCTTAAATGCATCCTAGGAGTTGAACTTCCTCCAACCTTTATGCCCTCATCTGAATTAAAAGTTACCGATCCGTTTTGTGTATAATCACCTGTAGTAGATATTGAATCTGTGATACCATATCCTGCAAGTGTGGTTGGTGTTCCTGTGAGTGAACTAAATTGTGAATCAAATAAAGTTGGTTTGTTTGTAAAGTTTGCATAATTTAAATAATAAGATCCATCAAATCCATCTAATGTATCTGCATTTAATCCTGATCCACCTGTTGTAATGTCATCTGCAGGTGCCCATTTTGTTCCGTCCCATTTTAAAACTTGTCCTGTTGCCGGTGGATTGGAAATTGTATCAACATCTGTAAGATCACTTATGTCATCAACCAAATTTGGTTTATTAACAAGATTTGTATAGCTTCCTGTTGTAGCCACTGTTGCGAGACCAGGGGTTCCTATTATCTCACTGTAGTTTATATAAGCATTTACCCAAGCCGCTGTATTATTAGAACCACCAGTTGTGCTATACTTTACAACTTGATTATTAGCTAATCCATCAAAGTTAGTTGCAGGTGGAAGTCCACCACTTCCTCCACTGCTTGTCCCTGTATTTGTAATTGTTATTGTACCATTGAGATCGTCATAGACAATGTCTATTCCTGTTCCTTCTCTTAAAATTGCCGCTACTCTGTCATCAACTCTTTCATTTGTAAAATATTGATTGTTTGAACCTTCTGGTAATCCGTCTGTATCAGTTGCTACGTTTGGTTTGTTTGTTAAATCGTTATAGCTACCACTAAAAGGATTATAACTTACTCCACCTATAGAAAGCCCTGTGGCCGCAATGTTTCCAGCACCAATGATACCTGACCCTGTTAAATCTAAATTATCACCAGTTGGCAATTCTTTTAATTTATTTTGATCATCTCTGTCAACTATAATCGGAAATCTATTTGCCATATTTCATCCTCTCTATGTCAGATTCGCTATTCTACTTTTAAAGTCAGCAAAGTCTGTGCTAGCCGCCGCTACTGATTTTAATGTTGATAATTTTATATAACCTGGTATCACTCCATTTACAGCATCAACAAGTAAAGTAGAGTCATCTGCAAATACTGAACCTACAACATCTCTTTTTGTGTTTGTAACATCAAGTTCTGCAAAGTTTTTATTTATTTTATCAAAAGCAACTCTTAAAGGATCACCATCACCTTTGTTAGCACTGGATCCGATGTTAATAGTTTGGATAGCCATTATACTCTCCCTACCACAACTTCAACAATGCCTTTGCCATCGTCATCTTTTTTACCAACTGCTTTTCCTATCACAGTTCCTACAGTAGGATTATTGTCTACCATACCATATCCTGCTATAGCACTCGTTACAATTATATCACCTTTTTCTACTTTTCCAATTACCATACAAGGTGTTCTTCCTTGTAATGCAAGTGGAGTAACATGTTCTCCTTCAAGTCCACTGTTCATCAAGTGTGCAGGATTTTCTGATACAACACCTGCAACTTTTCTATCACCCTTGGTATCTGTAGTTGTTAGTTCTTCTTCACCTCCAAATACCAATACTGTACCTACTTCATACTCAGCATCAGCTAGATAATTCTCAGCCAAGTCAGCATACTTGGCACTTGTTGCTAATCCGTCTAGTGCAGTTGCGTAAACATTTCCATATCTTAATGATGCTGTTCCTAAATTATATCCATTGTTTGAAGAAGGATTCATTGAAGTTTGAGTAAACACAGTTGCCGCCACATTGTTATTTGCAATAATGGCAATTTCACCTGCGTTTGTGAATCCTGTTCCTGCACCTACGGCAATACCCGTTGAAGCAGAAAGTTTTTCACCTGGTGCTTCAATAAATGAAGTATACACCCAATCACTCGCCAACCTTGGTTCATTTAGTGTTGCATCAGTTGTACTACCAAAAGTACTATTCTTTTGGAAGAATGATGCTGTTGTATCTGTATCACCTATCTGAATTGTTCCAGGAAATGTCGTTGTTGTATTACTAGGAATAGTACCAACAGTATTAAACACAACTCCTTGACCTGGTGTCTTTAAGGTCATGGTTAAGTTTGTTTGGTCTAAGATATCATAATTATCTAGTTTTAATTTTTGTGTATCAATACTACCATCAGTACCTGTCTGCACAATTCTACTTGCAACACCTGTTGTAGTAAATTTGCTATATGCATCTATTAATGAATCAACTGAAACCGCAGAAGGTGCCCCAGTGCCAGCTGTTAATCTTGCAAGTACGGTGTTATTTGCTTGTGTTGGTAAATCAGCATAATCAACAGCACCTGTGGCAAGTGTTACCCAACCGTTTGTCACTGCAAAGTCATCTGAGTCAAATGCTACTAGCCCTAGATCGGCTTGTGTAATTCCTGTTGCATTAGCTCTGGTAGTCGCGGCATTCATTGCCAACTTGCTTTGAGCTATACCGGCATTTGTGTTCACGTCTGCGTTTACAATAGCACCAGCTGTAATTGAAAATGTAACAACGTTTCCTGATACTGCTAAACCTACATCACCTGCCGGTGTTGCATTATCATAAGCACTACCATCCCAAACTAATAAATCATTTGCGGCTCTATTAGCTGTTGCTGTTCCGATAGCTTCGTTACCAAAAGGTGTTCTTGCATCTACATAAGATTTTGTAGTAACATCTTGTGCATTAGTTGGGTCAGCATGATTGAATATTTTAAAACTACCTGCACTTAAATTTGCTGTAAGCGGAGTTGTACCATCTCTAGCAACAACACCCGGACCAATAACATTTGCTCCAGACAACGCACCACCTACTCGATCAAACCCTAATCTTCTTGAAAGGAATGCCTCTGCGGCAAATTCAGTTGGAACAGCGTCTGGAGATTTGTCAGACATTGTATCATCGTTACTGAACTCAGTAATTCTTACACCCTGTTTGAATCCTAATCCATCTAAGTTACTAATAGCAATCGACGCCGCAAAAGTAACTGTACCTGTTCCTTGGTCAACACTGAAGAACTTACCAACTCTAAAAAATCCATCTTGGTCTGTTGATGCAAAAAATACTCTACCTTTTCCTCTTTCGCTTACTTCGTTTGCCTGTGTGGCTGATTTGGTAGGTTCACCATAAATGATACTTGGATAGTTGGTTGTGTTAAAACCACCTGTACCAATTTTATCAAAATCATGTCCGTTTGCTCTAAGTGTAGAAATACCTACTGTGATATTACCAGCTTCATTATCTTGTAATGAAAGAGGTATTGTTCTTGTGGCCGCCGGCGAATATCTTAAATCTGCTCCTATACCTGCCGCACTATATAAACTTGAATCACTGTTGATGTTAGAACTAGCAAGGTCTGTTAATCCTACAGTTGCATATGATCCTCTATCAGTGTAGCTTCCAACGATGTGTGTTTTTCCTTTGTAGGAAAATATCATATCATTGTTGCCAATTCTAGTTACTTGTGCATCTGTTAACTTTTCAATAGCTAAAACGACATCGCCGGCTGTAGCACCCATTGTGGTTCCTGTGCCTGCGTATGTGTTTAGTGCCGCTTCTGTATTTCTAAGTGTAAGATTTAAATGGCCAAAGCCACTGTCGAATACAATTTGGAATCTATCTGCGGCTAGTTGAGAGTTATCTGAGTCTTGATTGTTAAAGCTGATAGTTCTATATACCCTGTCAGGGTTTTCATCAAACACCAATGCTGTTGATGGTCTAATACTTGTAACACCTGCAACATCATCAAACAGATGATTTTTATTCATTCTAATTACAACGTATGGTGCCGCATCACTGGCAAAGTTAGCATCATAATCACCTGTGATTGCTGTTTCTAATCCTGTGCTTCCTGCAATACCTAATTTGTATATAGGTAGATTGCTTCCTTTTCTACCTGTAGGTCCTGCTGTGGACCCTGTACCTGGAAGAATGCTTACACTTGTAACTTCATATGTGGTTACACCTGTTGAAGTATAAACGTCTAATAAACTGTTTGCATAAGGATGATAATCACAATCAAAAACGTGTACTGTAAACACACCCGCCGCATGTGCTATAGCACCTAAGCCAACGGAGTTGTCTCCATCGTTATAAACTTTTGCAGGCTGTTGCATGTTTCTTAAAGATGTAACCAAGTCAACAGTTTCGTTTGGATCGGCGCCGTCTGCAACTAATCCAAAGTTACCATTTGCGTTAGAACAGTTTAGAGCTCTAATTTCAGAGCCGTTGTTACTCATAAACGCTGTATGGTTGTAATATGTAAAGGTTGAAACTTGTTCTGACAACGCCGCATTGTTACAGAACAATCCATAACCTAGATCATTAACCTGTGTGTAGTCGTTTGCTAACATACTTCTGTTACCAGCTGTTTGGATAAAGATATTTGTTCCACCACCTGGTATAGCATCTGTGTAACCGTTTCCGCCGTTTGATAATTTATTAATTAGAAGTTTTGCTGTTCCTGTTCCACCATCGTATTCTGAAACAGCATCAACTTGATAACGTACACCCGCTATGAAGAATGGTGCTGGTGTTTGAGGTTTCCTAATTCTTAAACCCGTACCTGCCACTGATTGAACATTCAGAGTAAAGTTATCATCTTTACTTGTAATAACAGTTTCTAAATTACCTGCAAAACCATCAATAAACATTCCCCCTCTAAATGCTTGTTTGTTAATAGAACCTGAGAAAGATCCACAAACCTGCGTGTATGGAGATTTAATTAGTACCTGGCCACTTGGATCCAGAACCTGTGCAAATCCACCATGTCCTTGGAATGTCATATTTGCTAATCTAGTTGCATCGTTCATCAAGAACACATCCATCTGATCGTTTGTTTTTGGAGTACTAGTAGCATCCAAAGGATCAGTAAGATAATGATAACCGTAATTTGAAGTTTGTTTAATGTGCCATGCACCTGAGGCAATAGGATCTAAATTTGGGAGAGTGTCTATTGTAAGTGTTACATTAAAATTACTTCCGCCGTCTGCATTTGATATTAATCCAACTGCTCCGCTATCAGTATAGAACCAACCACCGTCCCAAGAAATAGGAGCAATATTATCTGCAGGAGTTACCGTAATCGTTCCACCTGCGGTGTTATTACCTGTCATTGTAATTTGTTGAGCTGTTGCAATATCAGACCCTGTAAAGTCTGTAATTTTTAAATTATCAAGAAGTTTATCTCTGTAAAAATATGTCCTTACCCAAGGTGATTGTGAAATCCTAGGAGCAGGTCTAATTTGACAACGTCTAAAATCAGTACCCTTGATTGACACGTTGTCTGGAACTTTGATTGGATAATCCTCGTAGTATATTCCTGACTCTACATGAATACAAATTTGTTTCTCATTTGTTGGATTACCAAATTCAAGCTCTTCACCTATTCTAAATTCTTTAGGTTCAACTAGTACACATTCTACTTCATCATAATTTACATTGCCAAGATCAACTCCGCTTGTATATTTTACAATTCTACCTCTAGCACCTGTTGTCTTACCTACTATAATTTTACCTGGAAGTATATCAACATTTGAATTAATACCTTGATCTGTGTAATAGTTAGTTCCACCGTTTCCAAATCTCAATCTATATGTACTTCCTTCAACAACGGTGTAAGTATCAACTGCTGTGAATCCGTTTGTGAGTATGTCTACAATGATATCAAATTGATTAGCAATAGCATTTTTTATTGTATTAGAAACGTTGTTTATAGATGAATCTAAGTATTGTGGAATTAATCCTGAATGATCTGAAGGATAAAGTTTTGTTCCGTCAGCACAGGAAACCTTTATATCTTCTAAGAATACAACATCTCCAGCAGTTCTTCCATGTGCAGTAGTTGTTGTAATAATAGCTTTTCCTGTGGTATTATTGTAAGCAAAATTGCTTATTGCATATTGATTGGTTCCAAATGTAACTGTTCCGCCACTTATATATGTATGAACAACAGTTGAAGTTCCTAGTGTCACTTCAAATTGTGTGCTTGTTAAGTTATCAGAGTTTACTGCAAACTGTTTAGATGTTCTTCTTAAATCTACATTATTTAAAACTGAATTTACATATGACTTTGCTTTTGTTATTGCTCCAATAGTTTGTGTGCTTTGTTGAACTCTTGCTTTTTGTCCACTTGGTGTGCTGAAATATCTTTTCGCCGCCTGTAAAGCATTAAAGTTACTGTTGGTACCATTACGTATGTCAATAATCATACCGTCAATAATTAAACCTAGATCACGTTCACATGTATTATTAGAAAGCGTAGGCTGTATAGGTGCTACTAGTTTATCCAATCCACCTGCGATTACTGAAACAATAGTTTCTGTTAATGTTGTTGCTCTACCACTTACATCTCTTATGCCCGTACCTTGTTCGCAAACAAAAGCATCTGGATATCTTTTAAGTGCCGGTGTTGGTTGTGTGCATTGTATTAATATATCATCTAACTTACATGCTGTGCCTCCTGACATACCATGTCCTGAAGCTGTTACAGTTGCATAGCCAGTTGTATTGCTGTATGAAAATCCTGTGATGTCGTAATTATTTGACCAGTATTCTATTGCATTAGAAGATGAACTTACATAAGTGTGATTGGTTGTATTGCTTGATACACCTACGTTAACCGTAATAGTTGTAGCATCTACAGCCGTGATTGCAATTGGCTTTCCGTAATTTGGATCCTTAGATCTAGGATACGGATGAAGAGTTGCATTATTATCTTGCCCACAAGTAAATGTTATACCATAAGGTTTAATCCATATAACATCTGACGTTGTTAATGAGTGAGAACCAACAGTGACTACCATCACGCCCGTTGCTGGGTCATAGGTTGCATTAGTTGGTGTAAGGAACGCTTGTCCTTTGTAAACCTTACCTCCACTTACGTATGTGTGTGCATACTTTGAAGGGCCTACATAAATGTCAAATGTTGTACTTGCAGGAGCAGAACTTCCGTATGTTCCTGCTTCAACAGTAAACTGATCAGCATTAGCCTGTGCTACATGCTCAGGATAAATTTTATTGGTTACTACGCCATCATATGTACAAGATACATTTATATCTTTTAGATATACTGTATCATTTATAGATAGACCATGTGTTGTGGTAGTAGTGACAGTGGCAATACCTGTTGTATAGTCATATGTGAAATTGCTTACATTTAAAACTGTCCCGTCTGACTTTGTAACTGTGCCACCGTTTACGTAAGAATTTGCATATGAAGAAGTTCCTATGTAAAATTGAAAACTGTTTGGTTGAAAGTTTGTTGCAGTAGCCTGAAAGTATCCTTGTTTTGTAGGATAAACTTTATTTTTTAAAACATAGTTTTGCACCAGATCTCTTGCAAATTCAACTGCGGCATTTGTTTGTGCTATTTGGTCAACTGTATTATTTGAATTTGAATTATTAACTTTGACAGCATTAATATTACCTGCTAGATAACTTGATGCTATTCTACGTGTTTCAATGTTACCACCTCTGGATAAATCATTTATCCAAGCGTCAACAATATAACCTACATCTCTTTTACATTTAGCAGAACTGTATTTGAAACCTGTGTAGTTGGCAGTACCGTCGCTGTATGTAACAGATGCACCTGTATTAATTTGATAGTTGATCCAAGCCGTTACTTCTTCTTGAATAAATGCTTTATTTTTAAACAGAAGTGCTTCTGCATTTGGATTTTGTACATTAGTTGCGGCAAAATCATGTGAAGGATAATAGTCCTGAACATAGTCAACTACACTTTGCTGAATAAATTGTCTGTTCTTTTGTAGATATGTAACTGCATTCTTA